TCGCTTTGTTGTTTTCCATGCGGCTTTTGTTGTATAGGCTTTCCCATTTAGGACTTTCTCCAGATTCTGCATACGTTTCTCCTAGAATTGTATTTACAAATACCTTCATATCGTTAGGATCCTTTTCCCCTTTATAGAATTCTTCAATGCAATCAGCCCAGGTAAAAAATGCCGTAGGAGCATAAAGTGAATTGATGTGGAATCCTATTTTTTTGCTACTTATTAATCCCGGTTCTGCAGGTGTCCAAACTCCTTGCTCCAACATTTCAGTTTTGAATGATTCTGATATCGGTTTTTCGCAATGAATACACTCATAATAACAATTACTTTCGTCACCTCGTTCCCATTTCAACTGCGACCAGATTAATTTTTGAAAACCTCCGCAGTGAGGACATGGCACTTCAAAATAATTTTGGTCTGTCTCTAAAAACTTTGATTGAATTAAAGAAAGTCCATCAATCGTTGGTGTGCTGACATAATATATTTTTCGGTTCGGCCACATACGTGTTCTAACTTTCGCCAGTGAGTCAGCACCTCCCTGACCTCCTAGGTCAGATGGATATTCGTCCACCTCATCAAGCATAACAAAACGAACCGGAATAGATTTCAATACAGCCGCTGAGTTTGCCCCACCCATATAAAGAACACCTCCACTAAATTTTTTTTGATTAATTGTATTCTCCCCGTCTCTACTTCTTTTTGGAGATATCCTTTTCTTTAATTCGGCACAGTGATCGATCATCGGATCAATTCTTATTTTTGAGTTACGCTCAACGGTTCCGTCAGTTGGCATAAGCATAAGTGTAGGTGCTGGGGATATATGCATAATATAACCAAGCCAATTATTACCAATCTCCGTGCCTCCAGTTTGAGATGATTTGCAAAATATGACTTCTTGATAAGAAGAATAAGACGAAAGACTATCCATTATTTTTCTTGCGTATGGAGTTACATCACAAGTATATAGTGACCCTCCAAGAAATGAAGCCTCAGAGCTAAGATATCTGTATTTTTCAGCCCATTCCGAAACGGTTATAATCTCAGTCGGCCTCATACCTTCCAGTACGTCTTTTATGGCATCAAACTTCATTGTTTTCAAATACTTTGTTTCCCGAACATTTATTAATCACTCTATTTAGAGAATAATTAATTTCTAGAGCCAGTATCTCATCTAGTTTGTTTGAGTCTAGATCAGATGCCAATATCTTGTTTTTACATCTATTCTTCATAGATTCTAATTCAGATCTTATTTCTTTTCCAAGTTCAAAAAGTTGATCCTTTATATCTTGTTTTTTTATTAGTTCCCCTTTTAATTCTTTTAATTCTAATTCAGACTTTTCTGCTCTGGCAATTTCGCTTCTTATTCTTGCATCTGCATAAGTAGTGTCGTTTGATTTGTTATCCTTTTTAGACTTGGATTCTCCTCGTATATTTTTTGATTGAGTATTATTGGAAACTCCAATAAGATTTTTCTTTGCCTCTTGAAGTGCTATATCGAATATTATTTTACCTTCGCTTGAGACACCTTTTTTTATTTTTCCTTCAATTATTGCCTTTCTAACTGCTTTCTCATCAACTTCGAGCCGGCGTGCAAATTCTCTCTTACTAATTATTTCTTGTGTCATTTTGCGGATAGAATATTTTTGCGGATAAGTCCGCATTTTTTGCGGATAATTTGAACATCTCTACGCGCGCGCGTTTTTAACGTAATTACCATTGCCAAAATGCGGACTTCAAAATTTTATTATAACTAGCTAGAAAATGGGGGTGCAGCTGCCTGCTCTCTAAACTGTTAAACAGTACCTTTTTGTTTTGATTCGTGACTACTGATTAAGACTATTCTTTCAGTAACTCCATGTCCACAACAGGCAGAACTAGCACCTTGAATAAAACCAAGACAAGCATCATATCCTTCTGGCGTTGGCATCTTACCACAATGCTTACATGGTCTCTCTTTTTCTATAGGCTCTTTAGTGTCTAAGTATAACCATTGATTGTTTTCAAAAATAATAGGCCAACCTCTTGAATGTGCTGTTATCATGTTTATTTCAATGTTAGTAAGTAACGTGTGTGATTAACCAATCCTTTCATATCAGCTATGATATTGTCAAGATCTGAATCCACCGTTGTATCAATGATTGAAACAATATCCTTATTCAAGAAATCACTGAGTTGAACAAGATAAGTGTTTACTTGAATTCCTGTTGAAATGCTTATTTGTGCATCTCCCTGAATACGTCCGTACTTTCCCTAAAAGGTTTCAATGAATGAATCTGCCAAATCAAGCCATGTTTCATAGAATTCGTTCAAAGCTTTATGCTCTGAAAATGACTATGTGTTTAAGTGTGAGAAATGAATTTGGTCTCTTACTTCAAATAGCTTTTGCAATACTTTTAGTGCTTCCATTATTAATTATTTTATGTTTTTAACTTCAATTTCGCTTACTGTATAATGATTTCCATATAGGCTTTCCTGTTGTAGAATTAAATATTTCCCTGTTTTTGTATCAATGACAATTCTGTTGTGATATTCTCCATTATGTTTACATGAGAATAGACTTACTAATATCAATATCAACAATATTTTTTTCATTTTGATTATTTTGTTAGTTTATCTACTTGTTGTTGCAATAATGCCTTTGTTCGTGACGGTAAAGTTCGTTTTACAAACTCCGTATTTCTTGATTCTATCTCTTTATTTCTTCCCATAGTGAATGGAGAAGCTGTTTTATATTCAGTTATTCTTGATTTCTTTGTTGAGGTTCTTTCTTTTGAAAAAACAAACTTTCCGTTTACATAACTCCCTCTGCCGTATATGCCTTGGTGACCGCTTCGCATTGTGGAAATAAAAGCGTGTTTCAAGAGCTGTTGTTTCCCTTTTAAAATCTCAACTACAACACCACCGGCTTTTAATCTTATTCCTTTCTTCGTTCCTTTGTCTTTGTTTTTAAAGCCAATCATTGGAACTGGTTTATAGCTAAAGTGTATCTCAGCGTACAATCCTGATTGTGTTCCACGTGCCGGCTTTCTCACTTTAGCCATCCTGTCAAGATACTTGTTGCTTACTGTGTATTCTTGCTTGATTTCCTTTTTGGATCGGCTGATAACTCTTCTTGAAGTATCATTCAAGGCCAGTGCAGTAGCTTTCAGTATCTGTTTTTCTGAAAGCTTGTCACTAAATTCTCTTTGAATCCCAGATAATGACTTCTGACCCTCAATGGTAACTTTAATTTGCATTTATCCTGTTTTTTAGCTGACGGTCTAGGCTAACAAATACCTTATTATCGCATTCAATCTCATCATTGTATTTTGTTAGATAATAATCAATGGATTGTATACTCATTTTTAATTCAGATGCTATAAGTGGTTTATTACCATGAATCATTATCGCATGATGAGAAAATAACATTCTGGCGTAAGTTATGTGGGTTTGAGCCATTTTTTTTCCTTTACGCCTTCCGGTTCCAGTTCCAATTAAATCAGAATGATCAATTCTGATTATGTCACAGATAATGTCTTTTATTCCATTAATATCCATATGAATGTGATTTATTTAAAAATATACAATGTTTTACAGACTTTTTTTTGTAATTGCAAATATAAATATAAATAATCACAAAAACAACACTTAATTGGTTGATATTTAGATTTTTATTTTAAATAGTATTACAATTGTATTTCAAAGTAAGTTATTTATGTTTCACGTAATCAATTGAAATATAGTTCAATATAACATGTATCGTTTTAATGAAATATTAGGACAATGTAAAGTAAACGTTTACAAAGTATTAAGATAATGTAAATGAAATTTATTGAAAATAATTACAAAAAAAAGATACACCTTGAAGTATTATCTCCTTAGTGTATCTCCTTACGTGTTTTTAGCTGATTCTTTCGCTCTGGCTTTGTTTACATGGGTAAAGCAGTACGTTTGTGTGGCTACTAGTTATATAGTTCAAATTTGGGCTTTAAATGATTCAGCAGGTTTTCTACCTAGTGATTCCCACTCATTAAATTCTTCAGCGGAATCTTCAACGGAATCATCATTTAATCCATCATCGCATCCAGAACACATAAATAAGTTTCTGATTTCTGAATAATAGCCCTCACTATAAGAATCATAAAGATCTCCGCAAATTGAGCATTTCTCTATACCATCAGGAAAAACAGATAAATGTTCTTGCAAGTACCAAATGATTGAAAAAGCTTGATCATCTGTCAATATTGGTTGATGACCGTCTACTAAAGTTATATTATCAGGGAGTGTTCCTTTTAAAAAGGCATAAAACTCCTGTACTTTTTCTATATCAGAATCAGTCCTTTTGTCGTTATTTTTGATTAATTTAATTTCGTTTTCCATTTTCGATGTCTTTAATGCCGGCACAGAGAAGATATGCCCAGGGTTGTTTTACGCTTAATGTTTTCCTATTTCAAATGTTGAGATGTATATTATCAAATTCAAGTTGTTCTATCTTGTCAGATGGCTTGAATGGTCGTTCACGGAAGTAACTATCAATTATTGATTTTACAGTCCTTAAATCTCCTGTTTCATTCATCCAACTTTCTGGGATTATTCCGGTTCTAATAGCCTGGTCTAAATTTAATTGTAAATCAGTTTCGATTTGTCGAACAACCATTCGCATTAAATTCTTTTGTCTCTTTTCAAATATGTGTTTTAGAGCGAGTTTTCTCGCTTCACTGTTTTTACTCATAATACCGGGATTTTAGGGATTTCTTCATAAACTAGAATAATTGATTTACACTCGTACTGTTGATGAAGTTCTTCACGATAATCATCTACATTTATAGTTTCTACTGGTTCTTTTAAAATCAGTTTATCCCCATTTTTCATGCTTAGGGTTGCTTTTGTTACTTTGTACATAATTTTTTAGTTATTTAAATTATCTTTTTCTTTATTCGCTCGCACTGTTTCAATCAAGAAAAATGCGGCAGAACTTAGAGCCAGGAATATTATTATTACTATGATTGCTGCTTTCATCGCTTAGACCCTCCTCTAACTTCTATGAAATTAAACATTTCATTAAGCCTATCAAAAATATAATCTCCGTAAAGAATTGGGACTGATTCTTTTTTCACGTTTGTAGTAACATGCGTTTTGACTGAATTTCTAAGTTCATATCGCATACCAAAAATATACTGCATAACATTCAAATCGTTTCCGAAATGTTTTGCCGGAATAGGCTCACGACCTACTTCATCAAATCCGCGCTCTACAGGATTAGTGCTTAAAACTTCATTGAAAGTACTTTCATTTAGAGCTTCGAGACCGAATGCAGCAAACTTTGTAGCCAATTCAGAGCAATTAACACATTTGAATCCTCGGTTGTCTGTTCTCTGAACTTCTGCCAGTATTTTCATTAGCGTACTCTTACCAGTCCCTATATCACCCCAAAACCATAGCCCTTTTGAGCTGTCAAGTACTTTTGACCCTCCATTGGTGTACTTGTACATTTCATTTAAAATCGTTCTGTTTTCGTCGGTTATTTGGAAATTAGGACAAACTTCATAAATAACTCTTCTGAAAGTTTCCGTGCTAATCGAATTTTTATCAGCAGAAAACTGATTTGTCGTTTGCACTGACTGCGTTTTTATTCCATGAATTACTTTTGCTATTTCCATTTTCTTTTGATTTTAGTTGATACCACCTTGTGAAATGACTTTTTGCATCCATAAGCGATTTTTCTGATATTCCCTCTAGTTCCAACTGCTCGAAAAATTTGTTTATCCATTCGATTACGTTTTCACCAAATTGTTTTTTCAATCGGTGAATGTGCAATTCATCCGAAATGAATTCTTTTTTACATTCAGAAAGTGGTAAATCAAACTTGTTTTTTATTTTTTCAAAAATTGGATTTTCGGGAGGTGGAATTTTCTCTTTTCTCTCTCTTTTATTTACTTTACTTTCCTTTACTTTACTTTGTGTACTTTCCGACTGATTTAAGGGGGTTTCCGGCGGAAGAAACCACTGTTTTTGTGTCGGAAACTCCAAAATCCAGTAATCCAGTTCATTTTTTATAACTCTTTTTCGAGTAGCCTCTTTCCAACGTTTTTGAATTCCTTTGCTCGTAAGTACGCTGAACGAATCAAACACAGCCTTATCAAAAAAGCCCCATTTAACTAACCCCGCTATTACTTCCGAAACAAGATTATGAGGTAAATTTGCTTGTTTTGCAATTTTGAATTTAAATGCTTCTGAACATTCTGCAAAATATCCATTACGGTATATCGCACAAAGAACCCTAATAAGCACACATTCACCTTTTGCTCCAAATTCACTCGATATTGGAACCACTTTTTCATCTTCAAATAAATCTATATCAAGAGAAAAATATTCCAATCCTATTTTAGTTGGTCTAGCCATTTTACAAAATCTTAATGTATTGTGATTTCAATTGTTGTCATTTTTCCTCATTTTACGAATGAATATAGTTGCATGAGATTTCAAGTATCTCATTTGATCAATAGTGCAGCTATTACATAAAATCATAGCGATTTCAATTTTTTCAAACTCTTCATTAGTCCGACTATCTTTTTCGCGTTTTCTTTGTTGCTGAAGTAATTCTCTTTCTGTATTCATTTTAAATCCTTTACTTTTTGTTTGTAAACCTTGATTAATAATTCTAATTCAAAAACTCCCATGGTTGATGTATCGTGTTTCTTTACCTCAAGCAAATCAGTTTCTTTTTCTCCTATCTTAGCGATTAACCCTCTGCGATAACCTTGCATATTTCCCTCGTCGAAACGATTACATGACCGACACTGAGCATGACAGTTCTTTTCATCGAATCGTGTTGTCATGTGCTTTCGGTTGATGTAATGACCGCAATCACAATCTTTGTACATGATTACCTTTTGACAGGAAATACAGCGACCAACACCCCCCGGTGTATCTCTCAATCGAATAAACTGAGAGAATATTTTATCGAGTGACGCGACTAGACTGGGTTTAGTTCTTTTATTCTTAGTTACCAGCATCTTGTTTTTCAATAATGGTTATATTATCATCGTCATCAATCTTATAGCAATCTGGACAATAATGTTTACCTTCATGCTCTATCCAATCGCTGTCGATTGCTTCTTCTAGTGCATAAGCTTCATCATTCCAACAAGAATATTCAGATTCTGAACCTCTTGTTTTTTTGCAGTTATCACATTCTACTGTATACATTTCTACTTTTACTATCATGATATTTTTAATTAAATAAGTTTGCAATTAAGTCTACTGTTGATTCTTCTACCTGTTCGCTTGAACCGGTGATAGTGGCTGCCATATCCTTTTTGGTCTGAATGATTTGATAAATCTTTTCATCAATCGTATTTCGTCCAAGGAAGTAATAAGCCGTTACTGAGTCGAGCTGTCCTATACGGTGTGCTCTATCCTCACATTGTTCGCAGTCTGCAAATGTCCAAGGGAACTCAACGAAAGCCACATTACTTGATGCTGTTAGAGTAAGTCCGACACCCGCTGCTTTAATGGAGCAAATAATCAGCGTACAAGTAGGGTCACTTTGAAATCTGTCTACAGCTGCTTGTCTTGATTCTCTTGAATCCAATCCTGTTACTGCAACAGCCTTTGGAAAATGCTTTCTTAGTTCATTGCCTACCTCATGAAGATTGACGAATAAGATTACTTTCTCTTCCTGATCAAGCATATCATTTACAAATTCAATAACCTCTCCAACTTTACCACGAGCCGAAATTTGCCTAAGTACATTAATCCGAACCATTACTTCACCTTTCATTGATTTCTGTATCTTTTCGTCTGAAGCTTGTTTGTATTCACGCAGGTAGCGAACTAAATCAGCTTCAGCATCGATATACTCTTTTCGATTTGAAATTTCGCAAATAACCGTTTGTCGAACCTTTGCAGGTAAATCTTTAAGTACGTCGTGTTTTTCTCGTTGAAAGAAGCATGTTTTATTTAGCCGGTAGTTCAGTTCTCTAAGATTACTTGCTCCATTCGCTCCACCACAATAGCGAGAAACAAATCCCTGGTACCCGCCAAAATCAGGAAGCCGGCCCATTATATGAAGTTGACTAACTAAATCCTTTGGCTTATTAATCACCGGTGTCCCGGATAGAAGAATCACATAGCTTTTCCCCTGTGATATTCCCATACAAAATTTTGAAGCTTGCGCTGATCCATTCTTTACCCGATGTGATTCGTCTATGATAATTGACTTGAACATCGTTATTTCAGGTTTGAATTCAATGTGTTTCAAAGTCAATTTTTGCCCCTCAGTATTTGTCATGCTGTGAACAAAATACTTCTTCAAGCTTTCAAAATTGGTAATGAAGACATCAGTTAACCCGGCATTATAGAATTGAGGGAA